AATCTATAATAGATAAAAATTTATTAAAATATGATAATTTAATAAAAATAGATTATATAAATAAAAAGATGACATTTAAATGTGACTTTGGAGAAGCCCACAATTTTGATATATCTACAGATCTTTTTCAAAATAGAAAAAGAACAAATATTAAATTATGCACAGTATGTAATACTAAATATACATCAATGTCAGAAAAAAGTTTTTTGGAATTATTTAATAATATAAATTTAGAACAAAATATTAGATCAATTATACAACCTTTAGAATTAGATATTTATATTCCAGAATTAAAAATGGCATTTGAATTTAATGGATTATATTGGCATAATGAATTAAATAAAGAAAATAATTATCATCTGAATAAAACTGAACTATGTGAAAAACAAGGAATACAACTAATTCACATATATGAAGATGATTGGTTATATAAGCAAGATATAATTAAATCTATAGTGTTAAATAAATTAAATCAAACACCGAATAAAATATTTGCTAGAAAAACAGAGATAAAAGAAATAACTGATAATAATTTAGTCAGAGAATTTTTAAATAAAAATCATATTCAAGGATTTGTTGGTTCAAAGGTTAAAATTGGTTTATTCATTGATAAAGAATTAGTTAGTTTAATGACATTTGGTAATCGTAGAGTTGCAATGGGTAAGAAGTCAACCAATGAAGGTGAGTATGAATTGCTACGATTTTGTAATAAATTGAATACCAATGTTGTAGGTGGTGCTAGTAAATTGTTTAAATATTTTATTGATCATTATAAGCCAAAAGAAATTACAACCTATGCTGACAGATCAATAAGTCAAGGTAAATTATATGAAGCATTAAGTTTTAAATTTGTTGGAAAAACAGAACCAAATTATTATTATATAATTGATGGAATAAGGCATCATAGATTTAATTTTAGAAAAGATGTTTTAGTTAAACAAGGATTTGATTTAAATAAAACAGAACATCAAATAATGATTGATAGAAATATATTTAGAATTTATGATTCAGGAAATTTAAAATTTACATATATAAATTAAAATTTTATTCTTTCTTTAATGTTATTTATCAGTTCTTCTCTTTGTATTTCATCAAACACATTAAAGTTATCTACTTCAAAGCACATTTTTTCTGATGAGTTATAATTGTTATACCAAATATCGTATTTTTGGTTTAATCTTTGCCAATATGTTATAGGCATATGTGATTCAGTGCTTCTATTTCTTATTGCTACTCTTTTTGTTGCTGTTTCTGTTTGACATTTGAGGTAAATCATTAAATGAGGTGGTTTAACATGTTCTAACATATTATTTAATAGAGTTTCATATGTATTATATTCTTCATTTGACATTTTACCATCCTCGTTGAGCATTTGAGCGAATATTTTATCACCATATATACTTCTATCAAGTATACCAGAATCAACACTATTTATTTCTTTAATCATTCTAAATCTTTCATTTAGAAAATGAATTTGTAGAGCGAATGACCATCTTTCTTGATCTTCATAAAATTTATCTAACAATATTCTTGTATCACCACTTGTTAATTCTTCATGCAATTTTATATTTATTAAATCTGACAAGAATTTTCCAAGTGTCGTTTTTCCAACACCCACTGTACCCTCTATTACTATTTTCATAATTATAAACTTTATATTATAATATAAATTATATTATGTTTTGTTTTTTATTTCTCCAATTAAATTTTAATTGTCCAGAATCATAAATTCTATATATTTTTCTTTCAAGCATTATTTCTCTTTCTGTTTTATTTGGATCAAAACCATCTTTTATAAGAATATCTTTTCTAAAATTAAATCTATTTTTTCTTATTCCGTCAACAACATAATAATAATTTGGTTGCGTTTCATATATAAAATCAAATCCTAATTTTCTATATAAATTTCCTTGGCTCCAACTTCTATCAGCATATGTAATTATTTCTTCTGGTTTATAATTATCAATAAAATATTTAAATAATTTACTAGCGCCACCTATAACACTAGTATTTAGTTTATTACAAAACCTTAATAGTTCATATGTATTTTCTTCACTTTTGTTGCCCATATTTTTTCGTTGTTTACCAAAGGTCATTAAAGATACTATTTCATTTTCATAGAACAAACCAATTTTTACTTGTGAACCTACAAATCCCTGAATATGATTTGTTTCTAAAAAATTTCTTAATAAAATATTATCTGTTATTTCTTTAATATTTGTTTTTCTAGCAAATATTTTAGTTGATGTTAAATTTAAAATATTTAAAATTCTAGATTTAATTATGTCCTTTTTATACAGCCAATCATCTTCATAAATGTGTATTAATTTTATACCATTTTTTTCACACAATTTTGTTTTATCTAAATGATATGTTGTTGTTTTATATAATTCATTATGCCAATAAATTCCATTAAACTCAATTCCTATTTTTAATTTTGGTAAATAAATATCAAGTTCATATGGGTATATGATTTTTTTATTATTATATTCTATAACGTCATTATAATTATTTTGTATAAATTTTTGTAAGTCCTTTTCTATCATAGATGTTTGATTAAAATGCGTTGGAAAGCACTCAGTACACATATATGTTGCAAATTGCATTCTTGATTTTAATAAATCAAATTTAATTTTAAAAGTATGATCTTCTCCAGCATCACATTTCATTGTGTATTCTTTATTTTTATAGTTAATATCAATAATATTATCATTATTAAATATTTTATTTTTTATCCAATTTTCTGTTTTATTTTTTTGTGATTTGTTCATTATTTCAATATTATCATAAGGATTTAATATTCCATAATTTTTAAAAAGTGTTTCTTTTGATTTTTTCAAAAAATCAGGATTTTGATATGGATATTCAACACCATATCTATTTAACATAGTTTTTTTATAATTTTCTTTATAATTACTTTTTTTAAAAGATATTATACGTTTTTCTTTCAATTCATTTGACTTATTCGGATTATCTACTCCATAATTTTTATAGAGTGTATCTTTTGATTTATTTTGTACTTCAAAATTTTGCATTGGGCTATTTCCACCATAGCGTTCTTGATTAGTTTTTAGCATTTTTTCTTTTATCTCATTATTCATGCCAGGAGCTTTAGTACCATATTTTTCATATGATTTATTCTCCTTTATTTTTTTAATTTCAGGATCACTACTTATACATTTATTAGAACAATATTTATAATAACCTATAGTTGAATTTTTAAACTTAACCAAATTATTACACTCTGGATTATTACAATGAATATTATGTTCCAACATATTAACGTAATGATACACCTTTTCTTTAAAAGGCAATTCTTTCAATTCTAAAGAACAAAAATTTATAACCTCATCATAAATTTCAGGATAGTTATTTTTGACATATTTTTCTGTGTACATCCTACCAGAAGGACCATTCTCTTTTTTTATTATTTCTATATATCTTTCCATATGTATCATTTATTCTTATTTAGTTAAATAATATATATAAGTTTAAAATAAAAAAAGAGAGAATTTCTTCTCCCTTTTTTATTGTGCGATTTAATCTATTACTTGAATCCCATAGATTGAATATCACCTTTTTTCATAATTGTTATGTTATTGACTATGATGCCCATACCCTTAATTATCTCAACATACGTGTCAAGCACGCCCATCTGAAGATCGATTACGTAATCTGTGTTATTAGTTTCGTCACAAACGTTCCAGAAATCGTAGAAAGCGTCGTTATCTAACATATCTTTACAGATTTTGTCGGCACGATATTTAATTTCTGCTCTAATTTCAGGTGTATTGAATGACCATTGATATTTAAGAAGCATATCGTACATTCTATTTTCAAGTTCAATAAGTACTTCTCTTGAATGTAAGAAACTTAGAGAGCTATAAGGGAATACTTGAGCTGATGCTTCGTCGTTGATACAGTAACCGTTATTTATTTTGTAAGTAATTGGGTTAGCGTTCATTGCGTGAAGATTTTCAAGGTCAGTATTAGTGAAGTCCATTTCAGTTTTTGTGATACCATTAACTCTACCGTTTGTGATACCAGCTGCGATAGTCCAAGGAACTAAGCCTGCGACATTTGAAGTGAACTTTTGCATATAAGTTGTTGCAGCGAATGATGCTGGTGGCATCCATTTAGGAATACCGTTATCGTAGATTCTTATATATGGGAAGAAGTAACCAGTACAGCTTCTACCGTCAATATCACCATGTTTTTGAGCGAATTGGTAGTAGAAATCTGGGTTTTTAGAATCATCTGCTCCTGCTTTAACGAATTCAAGATTAAGTGTACTATCATCGTTAACGAATGAAGGGTTAGTAGATTCTTTAAAGATTTTAGCACTTGGCATACTAATAAATCCAAGGCAGTTTAACTTCATACCACAAAGGTCTGCGAGTTGTTGTTTAGAACCGAATCCGTCCATTGGTACTAGACCTAATCCAAATGAATCAACAAGGTATCTCCAAGAGATTTTGTTTTTGTCTGCTAGACCTTTAGCAAGGTTTGTATCTTTGTTAATAATGTCTAAGATAGCATTTTGTCTTGCGTCTGTACCGTTTGGTATAGAATCAGGGCTTACGATGAATGGAGAAATTTTCAAAGCTTTATATTCATCAACATAAACATCAACTTCTGGATATACAAATGTTTGATAAGAAACTTCAGTTGAACCTGTAATTATAT